TTACCTTTAGATACGAATTTCCCCGCTTTAACGTCAAAATCCACTTTGTTATTCTGGAATAAACCTATGTCTTTTAATTCTTTTGCTATTTTTTCTCTTTCTTTAATCCCAATTTCTTTGAATTCTGAGGTTCTTGCACCTAGTACGTTTGCTCTGATTTTATTTGGGTTTGCTGTTGCCAATTTCTTAAGACCTCCAGAAATCAAAGCTCCTCCGGCACCCAATCCAGCACCGATACCAGTTTGAACTGCGCCCTCAGTGCTTAGCTTGTCTTCTGCAGTACCTAGACCTTCCGCCGCTCCTCTTAGGATTTTACCTCCGGCACCAACTAATTTACCCGATCCGGCACCAGGTAAAAACATAGTTCCAATACCAGTACCCGCTTCCGCAGCAAATGAGGCTACTGGGCTTCTCTCCCTAGCTAATGCCAGTCTTTCTCTAATGGGGGCTACTTCTTCTTCATATAAACTCATATACGGGTCATCAGAATTAAGCTTTCTTGCTCCTGCCGTTAATCCGGCCTGAGCTTCATCTGCCCATGTAGTTACACCTTGAGGAGCAGATACTAACATATCTGATAAAGTCTCTAGCGAGTTAGATGGGAAGTCCCCCCTTTCTTGCATGGCAGTTTCCTCAGGCAAGAATCCAAGATCCTCAGCTTCATCTGGCTTAAATCCAAGATCATTTTTCTTCTTTCCCATTATAGCCTCTTGTATCCCAGTTTTAATGCTTTCTGTAGATTAGCCGCGGGCACCTTTCCTGGCACCCCTTCGGGACTCATAACCCTCACATCTCCAGAAATCTGCGAAGGTTTTGACATTGACCCTTTAGGAATATAAGCGTCCAGTTTAGATTTTACTGAACCACCCACTCCACCGTATTCACTGACATATGTCTTATCTAAAGATTCTACTGCTCCCCCCAACTTTGATCTAGCGTTTGCTTCATAGATTCTAGCAATTTCTTTTAATTCTTCAATATCTGCTGCTGTTAACGGAACTCCCGTATTTTGGAGATTTGTGAATCTCTTAATCTTCGCTTTAATCGAAGGAGATCCTCCCGTTCTTTCAATGTCTGTATCAGATAAAGCCCCAACATCGCCCGACATTCTTGCCATCTGCACTCTAGCTGAGTTAGCTGCTGATGCATTCCCACTATTGGCCGCATCCAATAGACTGTCAATATTTGAAGCGACCGATAAAGCCGCTGCAGGTTTTTTAAATGTATCAGAAGAAATAAACTTATCAGTTAACTGAGTGAGGTCTTTCTCCTGCTTTGGATTTAGTTTAGCTTTCTGTTGCCCGATGGGGGTCATGCCAGACTCACTAGCCCTAGAATATAGCCCTGTCTCGGGATCCAATCGGGGGGTGTAATCTGCCTTTGTCTTGGCGTTCTTTAGAGATACTTCTCCCCGTCTGTCAAATTCTTCAGGAATTACAGCGTACCCCGCTCTTATCTTATCTGAATTTAATGGCTTTCCATCGGGGGAATAATATTTACCAGTATCTTTATCAAAATTCGCTTTTACGACACTCCCATCTGTCTCATCTACAATATTTACAGTTTGGAAGTTTTTAGAACCTTTAGAACCTTTAGCTCCGGCAATGGCTCTGGCTTTTTCAATATCCATCAACTTATCTTCTAACGAGTATTTTCTCTTATCTAATTCCCCCGCTTTTCCTAATAAATATTTACCGGAAATGTCCATACCTTCGCCATATCCGCCTGACAGCACATCGATCGCTGCAGGGATTAAGCCCATAGCTAAATCTGTATTGCTGGCACGTGGGGCTAATTCTTCTGCTTGACGTTGTACTTTTCTTACGTCAATTAAATTGGAAGTTGCCACTGGTGCAGTATTCTGTACGTCCTGTTGTACTGGCATTTCCATAGTCTCAGGGGACATTTGTAGCTTGGCTCTGATCTCTGCCAATCTCTCAGGGGATACTTTTGGAGACTCACTGGCAACTGCCCGTAGCTCAGGAGTAATGGGGGCCACTACTTCCTTAACTTTAGGTGTTTCTTCTGGTGCTGAGGATATTTTAGATTTATCTAAAAAATCTCTACCAAACATATTGTATTTCCCAGCAGGAGCTTGAGCTACTTTTGGAGTTCTTTCAGCGAAGAACTTATCTAATGTTGGTGCTTCTTGAGGAGGATAAGAAACGTAGTCCTTAGGAGGACGCTGCTTCCTAAAGAGATCTTCTAATTCCATGATTACCCTCTTTTATATTTCTTAATCGCTTTTAGATATTTCTCAGAACCCTTATAGCCAAAAGACTTGCCTTCTACTTCTGTAGGCCCCATCTCGATTTCTGCTTCTGGTTTCTTTTTCTTAGCTGCATTTAGCATAAGATCGATAGACATAACGTCTTCAGCTTTAGGTGTTTTAATCCCTTCTAGTTTTTTAGGTGGAACTGAGTCGATTCCTTTGAGTTTAGTTTTAGGTACTTCTTCCATTGATTCCATCTCCTCATGATCGATGCTCTCAACTGTTTCATCTAATGGAGAACCGGCTTTTTCGAATTTATTTTTCTTGCTTCTATTGCCTTTCATGATTACAGCAGACGGGAATGACTTAGACATATAGCTCTCCTGAAGTTCTATTCTTAATTTTACCTAGTAATGTACATAATGGAGAACCTACATGGAAGAGTAAAGCTCCCAATAGATTGCGATTTCCTGCTATTTGATTCGCCCATGCCATTGCAGGTACGGTTAGAATCTTAGTCAGTAGAGGTGATGTTTTCATCTTCTCAGCTAATGGGATACCAAACCAATGATAGCCTACCATAAGGTCTGGATTTCTTAGGCTCAAAGCAACACCTTTCTGAGTATCGATCAGGTATAACTCAGTCGACATAATACCTTGACGATGTAGCTCAGTACAAATTACTGACATACCGCTTTGGCTTGGGGTTTCTGGAGTTTTTACGTTTGCTGCTTTTTCTCCGTACATAAGACCTGTAGTCCCTGCTAGCGTATTTGAGGCCAATGATCTTTCGTCTGCGATTGATTTTGCTTGTTGTCCATAGAGGGAAGCTGCGATATCTGCATTAGCTGCTCTCTCGATACCGGCAATAGTCCCTGCTGATGCTCCGCCACTCACTCCCGAAGCTTTCATGTTTCTTTGAGCATTTGCCATAGCTGATGCTTTTTGATTCATGATAGCTGCCGATACTGGATCTGCGCCTGATTGATTAGTTCTATCTTGTTGTAGTTTTTTTACTCTCTGGATATCTTCTGCGGTTTGATTTAAACCTTGACCGTATCCAATAGTGCCCACGTTCAAACCAGCAAGTTGTCCTGCTTGTTCTTCTGAAGTGCCTGATAAAATTGAACTTGTTTTTCCTGATAGAGCATCTTGGGCTTGTTGTTCTCTATTGCCTTGAGAAGCTACCGCCACCGCCTCTGCTTGCTCTTTTCTTTTCTTTTCTTGAGCATCTTTTACGCCTTGATCCATACTTATTCCCTCACTATGAGAATAGAAGCTGTGACTTCTACCGCACCATTATTGTATAAAGCTATAACTTTATCCGTCCAACTTGAGGGAATGTCAGTTATGACACCGTTGCCTTCTTGTTTTAATATTATACGCCATTTCGGCTTAACGCCAAGGAAATGTTGAATTAAAACAGTAGATGCAGCAGGTATCTTGACGTTTTCCGCCAAATAACCGTCAAAATTAGACTGAAAGGATAACGACTTTGTTGTAAAATTATAACTTGTCACTAGCTTATTAAATACTCTGACCATATCTTCCAGGGAAGATTCTGGTTCTAGTTCTTCTATTTCGTATTCCGATCTATAGATCCTAGGTGCCGTCACTTCTTAACTCCCTGTTGGATAGGCATAAACTCCACCTCAAAAGACTCAAGCTCAAAAGATACTTGGGGGTCTCTGATTCGAATACCTACCGACACAGATAGGACTTTATCTGAGTTAAGTCGTTTCTTATGGGAATACTGTTGTTGTGAAGCCATCGCCGTTGTAGTCAATTCAGGTCTATATGTTGTAAAGGTAATTGGTTGCACTGTTGTCCAATCTCTCCAATGAAGGATCTCAACACCTCCAGCAGTTCCCGTAACTTCTACCCTTCCAAAAAACTTAAGTTGGAGTAATTGCTTTTCTAGGGAAGGTTCCCCCCCTGTTAACCAAGTAGAGAACAAAGACGCAGGAGACTGCACTACATAGCTTAGATCTATTAATTTACTTTCTGTGAATTTGTAGGCAGACCCAGCATATCCAGAAACACCATCTAAATCCCCATTTCCCCCCCAAAATGCCGTAGCTCCTGAAAAAGATATGGTGTTTATTCTCTGAATTGATGCTCCAATGTATCCAATTGCGTCCCATTCGTAGATTTCACCTTTTTTCGTGTGGAATACTAGGCAAGGACTATTGGCATCTTTGTAACAAAATACTAAAAGTTCCCTGTATTCATCGTATCCCACTGCAATTCCAGGTATTTGCTCCTGAATCACTGTAAAGTCGCTATTTATCTTTGTAGTGGTTCCATTCAATCGAAACACTACATCGTCTGTAGGATTAGTGAATTCATCGTAAGTTGAAAAATTCTTTGGTGTTTTTTCTGATAGTGCAATGGCTTTCCCCCCTCCTGAGATTTGGAATAAACCTAGTGCTGTTAGAAAAACTACTGAATCTTTTACGTTAACTGAGGCATTGTTGCACCATGCGCCTATTTCAGCACCTATTATTTCTTGAACTCTATAATTGCCTGTGACTATGTTTCCTGCAACGTAATAGTTCTTGCGTTCTCGACTTACAAATAAGAAATCCTGAGTACCACATACTGAAGTTATTCGCCCAAATTCCTTCCCACCAATTTTTAAAGGAGATTGATATATTTGTTCGAATGAACCGCCTAGTAGGTAATTTGAGAAATATACATTATTGTCGTCGTAGATTATCATTAATTCTTGAAATGCCGTCATCCCGAAGTGAGCACCTGATCCTGAAGAGAGCATAGAGTTTGGCGATTTTGGGACACTTGTTGCGTCATATATTTCATTTAAAAGGGGGGCCAGAATTATGATATTTTTATCGCTACCTGCAACTGTTAGGGATGGAGGGTTTGCCACAGATACGTTTATTACTTCTGAAGTAAGTAAAGGTGCTCCGAAAAAAGCTTGGTATGAATATACTCCATTCAAAGAAGGAGAAGCCCAAACACTTAGAAATTCCCTATCTCCTTGAGTTATGGCCGCGGCTATTGTGGCAGCAATTCCCGTAGGTAGGTCGGATGTCACCCACTCTCTTTTGTGGGTATAAAGCTTAGCGTTATTCATATCTAGAACTAATGGTGATACAGACTTAATTTTAAGTGCAATGCCTAACCCATCATATAGGAAAGATGCTGCTTGTGTTTCATTGTATGCAACTATTACGTATGATCCTATTCTCTCAGCATCAACTATTGTTGTGCTCGTAGTTGTGACCAATAAATCATTTGTCCCCGCTTGATAGGCGGTAGTTCCTCTAAAGCTATTGGGTAATCCTACGCTATCTATGGATACGAAAGCGGGAGTTACGTTGGGTTGTCCAATTAAATCCCCTCCTGGGTCTACTCCTACAATAGGGACTACGGTAGTTGCGGCCAGTACAGGGAAAGTTACTGCCTCACTGGAGTTCTCAATTGAATCAAAATCAAGGGTGTGTTTAATCACCTTGATATACTTAGTCCCCGCCACATTAAATGCAGAAGAATTGAATCTAGGTGTGTCTACTCCTGCTTTCGATACTTCGACCCCGTCATACTTTATAAGCTTCGCACCCCAAGGGATGTGAAAATATACCGTATTGTTGTTTCTATAAGTTGTCACAGCTTGTTGGTAATCTGCCCCGTCATTTATTCCTAATCCAACATCTATGTCAAAAGATTCGTCTGAAAATGGAATATTTGCTCCTGCCAGGTTCATCTTCAATTTAAAAGGGTCAGTAAATAATCCTGTAGAACTAGTCGCAATTAAGTTTAAAATTGATGAATCATAATCTGTAGAGGCTAAATACACCCTATCTGATGCGCTGCTTACTGAAAATGTGTTGTGGTATCTTGGGATGATACGTCCATCAGGAGTTGGTTGGACATTTCTCGCCACCCTGAATCTACCATTAGATTGATCTGTCTTAGGAGAGCTATTATCCATCCCCCCTAGAGTTAACATCTTTCCTAGCATTTTAGTTCCTTACCACAATAAAAAGTTTGTGTCCGTTGTAGGAATGGTATCATCATCTTTCTTGTTTTTAGAGAAAATAGAGATGATTTCTTGTTTTTGTTGCTCTGTGAAGTACATTTGCTTCTGAGCGTCTTCATAGTTATTTCTAGTATAAATACGCTGACGAACATAGTCTTGCAAATATGTCTCACATACGTCTGGCAGTAGGGGTGTGTTGCAAGCGTTCTTTCCTGAAATTAGGAAAGTGTCCGTTGTGACTCCCGCTGTATCTGTCGTAGATAGTGTCAAACCTGAAGATGTTGGCGAGTATATGTTAGACACTAATTGAACACCTTTAACATCTACTGTGGAGTAATGGTCATCCATTTCGTACATATCTGTAGTTGTAGCTGAGATGATTCTAATAGATGTATTAGGAACTACTAGGTCAATCAAACCTCTACGGACATCTAGAGTAGGAAGCTGCTTGAAGTAGGTAACTCTAACATCTGAGAACCAGGCAACGTTGTCCTGTCCTGATATGATTATTTCATTATCTCGGGTAATGTACCCAAAAGCAAAAGATAGCTCAGATTCCATAATTGGCTTAATTCGAACATACCCACCATTAGTTGTAGAAGTATTCGTCTTTACTTCAACCATTGATACTCCATTAACGGCAAAACAATCAATAGGCAATGTATATGTGTTATTGGCCGATGTTGGATAGACTACTTGGGCTTTGAATAAATCAGCAAATGGGTTATTTTTAAACACCAATGTAGTGATATATCTTTGAGCGTCATTATAATACCCGACGATCTCCGAAGTAGCTACTCCATTGGTGTCAGTGTTGTCCGTAGAATTTCGGACTTCATTAATCAAAAATTCTAGTCTTTTCATAGTTAAGCCTTAAGCCCTTGACCTAGTTGTGCCAATTTATTGTATGCATTTTGGCGTTGTTCATATTTTTGAACTTCGGCTAAATATCTATTTTGTTCACGTTGCTGCTTCCCCTTTTGAGTCGCAGATAAGGCAGATAGCCCTAGACCAGCACCTACTAGGTATGGATTAGCTGAATACATACCTGCAGAAGTGAGCCCTCCCCCCGCTACGTCAATGGCGGAACCACCCGAAGCTGCAGTATTGATTGCTTGTCCTGCTGCTTGAGTGCCTGCCATTACTCCTGATTGCCCTTTAGCTCCTGCAATTTCGTCCTCAAAACCTGCATTTTGGGTTAGGTTAGATTCTCCCGTCCAATCTATTTTTTTGGCAGATTCTGGAATAGCTCCTGATTCATCTGTGATTCCTGGGCCCGCATTTACTGACTTATCCGCCGCATCCCTGGCTACTCTATTTTTCATATTTACTTCATATTCAGAAATCATTTTACCTGATTCTGGGTCATATACCATACGTGCCATATTATTTCTCCCTGATTGCTTCAAGTAACTTATCTAGCTTAGCATCTGTCCGATTAAACCGCGAGTTAATGTGTTGAAAATCTGCGTTTCTGACTGCCATCATTTCTTTTCTTACTGGCTCAACTACTGTGTGTGCCGTATTGATAGACCATTTTTCTATTGCAATATATCCAGAAAGCAACAGAAGTGAGTACCCACCGATAACTTTTAATACTGGCCAGATAAATGCCCATGCAATTTTCACTCAATCACCTCAGCATTTTCTTTCATGTAATCATTAAGCTCATCTCTGAGTTCTTTGATTGTGGTGCCTTTGAACTTGAAGGTTTTAACCTTATCTTTCGCCGCTTTCTTCTTATCTTCTTTATCTTTCTCGGCAAGCTTCTCAGCTTCTTTTGCAGCCTTATGCTGAGCTTTTTTAGCTTCAGAGTTTTGAAGCTTTGGTTCTGTCTTCATTACTGGTTTTGCGCAGTAAACTTGGAGTAATCCGTAGTTCTTGATCTTTTCTTGATTTCCGTTGCATACCAAAGCTTCGAACTTATCGTCGCAATCTTGGTACTCGTTAAACGGTAGAGCCTCTACGCCTTCGGCTACTTCAGGCTTAATTGCTTTCTCGCAAGAAACCTCATCGACTTTTTTAAAGTGGTCAAACACTTCAACGTCAACAAGCTCGGAATGTTCCCAAATGATCTCATCAGCGCAGTGGCATTTCTCGCCTGGCTTATCAGAGCATGACCAGAGTGGAGGTACACCATTTGGTAGAGCTTCCATGATTCTCTGAGCTTCAGAAGTAGGTACTTGTATCTGGCAAGCGTGTGCCTTGCCGTAAAAGCAGATTAGAAAATAAGTAAAAGCTATGAGTGCAATATGTTTCATATAGTCCTTTTTCATTATGGAGCTCCGATGCAGGTAACGCTTGCATAAGACGCATTTGTTGCGGTTGCACCGATACCCATAGCTACTCTAGCGAGAGAGCTTGTTGATGAGGCAAGGTCTTGGAATATTGGCATGTAGCCGCCGTTATATCCTGACCCTGCACAACTGTATTTAGTCCCGTCTACTCCGTTTAAGTTAAAGCTTCCGGTCGACACAAAAGTTACACTTGTGATTTTGTTTCCAGTCTGTCTACAGATGGTGCAAGTCCCAGTCGTGCAAGCAGTTGAGCAAGTAGCCCCACTCCCAAAATAAACACTCTGAACATCTACATTGCCATTGCTTCCGATTGATTTAACAAACTCGCCGGCATTGATTCCGCTGAGATTGCCGTTTTTGGAGTCATTGATAACCACATAACCAGTTGTCGGATTTGAATCATCCTCAAAGTAAAGATATGCCCCAGTAGTAGAACCCTGAATTCTGCGACCTACGTCTACAACAAGCTTTCCTGTCGTCTCTGAGTATGTGCGCATGAGCGCGCCAAACTCACTAACACTAGATGAGACAAGTGGGTCAAGGTTCCCAGAAATGTCTTTGCCTGTGTTTTTGTATAGATTAATCGGATAAGATGTTTTGTATTTTGTGCCCACCATTAGCTCAAACCTCGCAGGATTTCCACAAGTCGAAGCAGCATTATAAGCACGAGTGAAAATTTGAATACCATTCGCATTCATGCTTGCAATTGTCTGAGTTGGTGCAGTCGCACAAATCGTTTTCGTGTTTGAATTGATCGCGTAAGAGTAAGTATTGAAACAACCAATCTCGGTCGATAAACACGCAGTAGCTTTGTGAAATAGTGATGCCGTATCAGTTGAGAAAACATCATTGGTTGTTGTGATGTAGTTTGAGTTGGCAGTCCAGCCATTTATCGGTATTGATACGTTGTTAATTGAAAAAACAGTTCCTGCCCCCACAACGTTACCGTTCATTTTAGATAAAGCTGCTAGCGTTGATGACTGATGCCCGAATGTTGCATATGTGACAGACGGTTCAATCAATAATGCGTTTCTGAAATACGTTGTGCCTGATCCGTTTTGTATTGCATCTCCTGCTTGTTGTAGTGACGCAATAGTGGAAACTCCTTTAGATGTTAGGGCGTTCCCGTTGTGTTTAAGTGCTAATCTTGCCTCGACTCCTGTTGGTGTGCCTACTGTGAACTTCCCTCTCATTAAAAGGTCGCCGCCGCTTCTCTTGCACTGGGTCTCAATGCTTGTTACAGTTCCGAATCCTGTGAAGTCCGAGGTTGTGTGACCACATGATGCCCAATCGGTATCAGTGCTCAAATTCACCACCGCCGAAAACTTCTCGGAGACTGCTACCTTCGCTTCATCAGCTTCGATAGTTACCGATCCAGAAGCAGCGACAGTAATCTCAATAATGATTCCAGAGCTTGTAGAGCCTGACTCTTCACCAAGAATTTGATAGGCGTAGTATTTACCTACCGTCTTGCCTTCGCTTGTTACGGAATAGTCAGTAGAGTTTACGCCGTTCTTTCTCGCCATTACCTTCACGGCACCAGTAGATTCATCAGACTTTAAGAAGATTGAAGTTTCTGCGATTGTCGCAAATGATGTGTTAGCGTCCTGATAGTAAGTACAGGTTCCACCCGATGCGCCACCGTTACAAGTAAGCTGGAGGCTTTTTGATCCCTCTAGTGCTGGAGTAACCGCTGCGGCCGAGCTTGATGCCGTACCTGTTAAAGCGCCTGACCATCCAGTGTTGTAGATGGTGTGCTCGAAGCCAGGGTTGATTAGGCGATTCTTGTTACCGGTTTCAAGTAATGCTTGAGATGAGGATAATTTTGTTACCTGGCTATGAGGAACTTTAATGACTGATGAAACTGCTTTAGACGCTTGACTCTGACCTTGAGTAAACGGAGGGGCGTCACCTTGTCCAAAGGCATTTAAGGTAAAAATAGCAAATAGTAGAGTAGTTAAATTTTTCATAAGATACCTCTTAAGTGAACCAAATAATCGTTGCGTCGAATCCAAGTCCATCTACATCAAATAAGGCCAAGTTGGCTGCACCTTCGATGTATGATGTTGACTGTCCAACGCCTAAGTAAAATCCTACAGTGGCAGAGGCTCCTCCACCTTGTTGCGTGAATCTCAATGCCCCATTAGCTACAATAGAGTTTTGAATAACAAATCCTCTAGCCCCCGAGGGAGCCAAAACAGCGGGGTTGGTTGCAATAATTTTGGGGGTAGAGTCTAAATTTCTAGTTGTTTGAGCTTCCGTGGCCAATATATCGAGGTTAACTATAACTGTGTCTAGCTTTGTCGAAATATCTGAAAGAAGTGCTTGTTGTTCAGTTGACAGGGTAACCGGCGCAGAACCGACGTTTGCTTTCTGTCCTAATGTTCCAAATTTTGCTAGTAATGAGGCTAAAGATACTTCAGTTGCCGCTCCCGTAGGTAATGGAAGAGATGCTGCAGAAATGGCCACAGTCCCAGAGATGGTAGACTCAGTGGTTAAAGCTCCAGACGGAGTGACTTTAACGTCTACGAAGCTCCCTCCTCCTCCAGTAGTTACGCCGTGGATAACAGAATTTACAACAAGTCCATTATCCCCCGAGGCTACTTGAGTCCCTAGGGGCTTTATTTCTGCTGTTATAGTTCCGTTACTGATTTTTGAAGAAAGTGGAGATGTTAGCTTAGCATCAATAGAACTAAGAGAAGTATTTCCAGTGTCTTGTTTGGCTTCAGTTGCCGCTCCCGTAGGTAGTGGTAACGAAGCAACTGAGACTGGTTGAGTCTCAGTTAAATCAGCTTTTAATTGGAGTTCTGCTAGTAGTAGATCTTGTTTTGCTGCTGTTGCCGATGCTGCTGCTGATGCTTTAATTAATACTAATTCTGCTAAAGAATCTGCATCATGTACTTTGGCTTCTGCTGAAGCGTTTACTCCAATATAATTACCAGAACCATCCCCCACTCGAATTGAGTCAAAGCTTGCACCCATATCGGTAGTCTGGATGTTTATATCTCCAGCGGTAATGTTAATATTTGAACCGCCCGCAGACATAATCTTAACAGGCATAGCGATAACATTGGCAGGAGTTGCGCTATCGGTCACTGGTACCTGAAGACCTTCTTTATAGATAAAATTTAGATTAGGCAGTGCTCTATTATTTGTAGAATCCGCCGTATCTTGGATAACTGTTTGAGGCAGACCGTCATACTCATACGAAGTAGGTGTAGATGTGATTGATACGCTTACCTCACCGTCTACTGACATCTTTTGTGTCACCCAACCCATAACTGTAGCTGTCATAGCTGCGGCTGGTTTGATGTCTGAAATAGGCAAAACATAAAAGTTATCTACGTCGATAACTTGCATGATTTCGAAATAAGAGTTTAAAAGTGAACCAGAATCAAAGCGCAGGGTATTCCCTACTGAGGCAGTATGTCCCGTAAGTTCTATATTCCAATATTGAACCTGACCGTCACTCCCTAAAATATCCGAAACTGATACAATAGCTGCTGAAGGGAGTATTTCAAATAGTGCTTTAGATGCTGCGGATTTACCGTAAGAGCTAGAACCTAGATTATGAATTGTCTCGTATTGGGCAATTCCTTTCTTTTTTTGGTTAGAAAAACCGCTATCTGTCGCCATACCTACACTCCTTGTGGGTGATTTTAGTGTAAAAGGGAGCCGAGGCTCCCTTAGATTTTAATTAGAAGTAGTAAGAAAGTTGATCCATAACTTGAAATTGGATGTTGAAGTCAGCATCGACCGCTGCACCTGATGTGGAGTTATCAAATTGTACTGTAATAGAGCTAACAGTAGTAGCTACTACGCGACCATTCGCTAGATCTGTGAGAGATACTAGACCTGAAACGAAAGGAGCCAACTTCCCAGATTCTTTGAGAACGATGGTATAAAGACCTGCTCCACCATCAGTGATTGAGTCAATAAATGAAGCATCCGGGCCTGAAGCTACTGGAGTACCCGCAGTACCATTTACTGAGATGTTTAATTGGATTTGACCAACTTGACGACATTTAAGAGAACGCAATAAAGAAAATAACATAACTATCCTTGTGTTAGCCTCAGGGGCGAAAGCATAATTGCTTCTATTTAAAAGCTTACTTGGATGTTATGGGATTGCAACAAAAAAGGCACCCCGTAGGATGCCTTTCTCTATTATTTCTAATAACTCTACAAACTATTTTGCAAGGTTGTAAAGAACCCCGTGAGCAGTTGGTGTAATGAATTGCTCCATGTACGAACCGTAACGAGCTTCAAGAACATCTTCCTCATTCGTTCTCATGAAGATAGAAGGGTCTTTATGCCACTCTGCTCCACCCGGACGGTGATAACGGTGAATGTATTTGTCGTTAAGGAAGTAGATTTTGTCTTCATCACAGAAACGGTCTACGAAAATACCCACTGAACCAGCAGTACCCATGTACTCAACACCAGAAAAGCCCATGTGACCTTTCACGTTTTTGTTCGGGAGGTTATAACGCTTCTGATCTTCAAGTTGAGCTAGGATCTTACGGTATTGGTTGTAGTTACAGATAATCATGTTAGGAGACTCGCCGAACGATTGTTCAACTTGAAGCATAACATCATTCATCATATCAACTACGATACCTGAAGCACCAGCATCTACTTGAGTAGCTTTCCAACGGCGTTGTACTGTAATTCCGTAAAGAGTTCCAGTAGTTGCCATCAGGGCACCTTTAAGACCTTGAGCTTCTGCAAGGTAAGAACGCTGAGGAACTAGACCTGAAGTAGTAGGTAATGGGCCAGCACCTGTTAAGGCAGCTAATGAAGCAGAAGTACCAACTAGAGAAATAGCGCGAGTAGATTTATTTACTGCAGCAATTTCAAGAAGGTTAGTGATTGAATCGCCACCTTCAGCAGCTCCACCTAAGTTGTCACCAGCGTTAAGGCCAGTAACTAATTGAACAATAGACTTCTCTTCGAAGTTAGCTACGTTGAAGTCAGAAGCACGAAGAATAACAACGTATGGAGTAGCAGTAGAACCGTTACCAGCTACGTTAGTTGCACCAGCACCACGACCTAGAATACCTGTACCATCGCCAAAGTTAATACGACCCATGTTGCGCATGAAGTCTTCAACAGTTTTTTTGATAGGGAAAGCTAAGTAAGTCTGGAAAGCACCTTTAGAAGATGAAGCAGCTTTAAGTGACTCTCTATCAACAAAAACACGTGAGTAGTGTTTTTTAGCGGTAATTACAGCTTGTTCAACCAAAGACGGGTTACCGTTTGGAAGAAGTTTAGCACCGTAACCACCAGCGAATGAAAGTTGAGTTTCAACGTTCATTTGCTTACCTACGAAATCGTTAGTCTTTTTAATACGACCTTCGAGTACGTTAGCTGAGTTGTACATGTTTGCTGAACGGTTTTTGAAGAGAGTTAAAAACAACCCTTCTTGTTCTGCGATACTATATTCATTGGCCATAAAACATTCCTTTGTTTAAATAAAAATTAATCCCAATCGTCAAAAGATTCCTCCATGGATTCTTCTGATTCTACCTTCTTAGCTGGCTTCTTTGCCGACTGTTTCTGGTATAGCTTAGTGTTTAGTTCCTTAACTTCCTCATCCACTGAGAAGTTTCTCTTAAGGATCTCTGAGATGCCTTTCTTATCTACTTTCCCGTCCCTGAGATTGCGCGATAATTGGGCCACTACATCTCCATACTTCTCATCAGAAATGTTATCCTCGTAAGGTTCGATTAACTCTTTTACTGAAACAATGTGTGGTTTTAAGCTAGCGAAATCAACCACTTGTTCTTCAGTGATGCTATTGGCATCGAGTCCCTGTGCCTTGAACGATTCTTCTAATTCCTCAGAAGCATCTACGAATTCATCCTCAGTTACATTGTGGGCTTGGCGTAATTGGTTAACTTTCTCGATCGCCTGATTAAGGGCAAGATCTTTACTCGTTCTCTCATTGCGCTGCTTTGCAACTTTGCCATGAAGCTCGTCTTTCTTTTTGTGAAAATAAAGCTCGCGCTCTGTTTCACCCATATCCATTAGGGAAGTTAACTCTTCTAAATTAGCTTCCATAATGCGTCTATAAGCAGCATAAGGGTCTTCTCCAGACATTTCAACTAAATAAAGCAAAGAATCTAAAGGATTTTTACTAGCGTCTCTAATAGGAGCTAGGGCATTGTTGACATGTTCAGTCAGTTTATCTTTCTGAACCTGGATAGCATTTTTTTCAAATTCTATAGTTTTCTTTTCTTTCCCTATTTCAGTAAACTTTTTATCCCATGCAGTTTTACCCGAATAGTTATTAATAAGCTCCTGCATAGGTACTTCCTCTACTTTCCCATCAATTTTTACAGGTACAGTAGATAACGCATCTATGTTATATAAATCTCCATCTCCCATACGGATACGAAGTTTTCCGCCTTTCTTATCTTCAGGTAGTTCGTTCTCTCCTGTGATAATAGTAGGTTCTGTTTCCTCTTCTCCCTCGTCATCAAATGTTTCTTCTTTCTTAATTCTTTTAGCTACTTTCTCTTTCTTTTCTTCTCCGTCTTCTTTAATAACCTTTCCCTCAGCATCGGTCTGGGAGTCTTTGATAGGTTTTAAATCTTCTTTAACTTTCTCTTTTACTGGCTTCTCTGTTTCCTCATTTTCCATGTTATCAAAAGTTTCCATTTCTTCTGATCCGCCATCGAAAGATTCGAAAGTTTCAAAGGTTTCAGTGTTTTCCGTCGACATTAAATAGCTCCTTGGTTTTCAGAGTCAATTTGCTTCATAGTATTTTCCATACGTGCTGAAGATTGACTCCCTGTATTTTGAGGTTGTGTTGCTGCTGGGTTGCTTGGTGCGGCCACTACAGGAGGGGTGAACACCATAGGATACTTCTCGAAAGTTGCTAGCTCTGCTGCAAACTTAGGATTCTTAACTGACTTCTCGTAAGCAAGCATCTCGATTGCCATAATGTAGTCCATAATAACTTGCTTAGTGTCTGGTCTGATTACAAATTTATATTCTGGAGATTCCACAAATCTGCTAAACACTCCATAGAATTCCAATAGACCATCAGTCCCTTCAGGATCAGGAGCTTGTTCTCCATTGATAATCATATCTAGACATTGCTTTGCGGTATCAATTGCATAGGTGACTTCATCTTGGAAAGCTTCGATTAGATTTAAACCTAGTAGTTTAACTGTCTCTTTCTTCTTAAAGATAGGGTCAGTTTGAGTAGCAATGTTTAGATCTACGATTTCTGCCATACGAGAAGCAGGTGAGTCAGATAATGCCGACTTGTTTTCAATACGAAGGTCGTAGATGAGATTGAAATCAAATTTAGTAAATGATGTCATTAGGTAGCTATTATTAGAACCTAGAATACGAGACATACGGCCGTCATCAGGTTTATAGAATTGTGCCATACGTTTGATGCCAAATCGGTACAAGTCTAATACTCTCTGCTTACGGTTGTTAGATGTAACAGACATAGCTTGGAATTGTTGTTCTTCCAGCAATCTTAGAGCTTGTGCTGCTGTGATTCCGGGGGGTACATTTCCTCGTGATACGTCAAATAATCGGGCAAGTTTCCCCGTTCGAGAAGCGATACTAGCGGCCAGTTCAATTTCCCCACGGTTTACATAGTTGTGTTGTAATACTTGAGGTGCCACTCCACCACGATATGCAATAGATCCAAATTCATTGTTAAGTGATTGCTTATCTACTGAACCTTCGGGGTAAACATACTTAGGTGCCGACAATACCCCATGTGCTCTGGCCTGAGATGATAAGATAGAGTTATTCATCTTATAATATTGTTCTACGTTGATGATAAACGGACGACCCCAGAATTCATCCATAACTTCAATGTCTTTATCTTCAACAAATGGAAGCTCCTTATCTTCATAAGGGAAATCAATGTGCTCTAGGATTAGGTCATTGCAATAGATGATCTTACAACCTTCAGGGTAGTACTTAGTGGGTTTATGCCAGAACGTGCGAACCATAACCATATTGTCTGGAATAGTTAGGGTGTTTGCTGACATCTCCCATAGTACGTGAGCATTAGCTTTGATTAAACCTTTAGCTTTAGGGTAGTCTGCTTCAACTTCTTGTCTGAACTTCCATTCAATAGTTTCAAAGTAGTCGCAATCTTTAATGCTTTTTTTAGTTTCTTCGGGGAAGCAGTACCAAGGGAGTAGAGGTTTAATAACCCAATCCCCCAAATGCATGTCTTCATCCTTGAGGTATTTGCCTTCAACAACAATTCCATTCTCATCTATTTTAGGGACTTTATCGCCTGTAGATTTTTTCTTTGCTTCATATTTTGGATTTAGTGGGCCTGCACATTCATCCCAACATACTTCAGAGATAGTATGCCCAAATAGGAACATGATTCTATCTTGCTTAGTTAAGATAGCATCAAACTTCATCTCTTCCATACGAGACTGGCATAAGATCTTACAAGCTTTAGCGTTATTAATATCGTCTTGATCGAAGTATGACTGAGGAATAAAGGCAACTTTAGGAGAAGATTTAGAAATCTCTGCTGTCTTCTGGTCAACCAGATCCCAGACAATGTTATCTCTCATCTTAGGTTTTTTATTCGCACCTTTGACGGCATTGTGACCCATGCCCTCAGTAGCATCTTCTTGGCTATTCTTATAGTAACCTAAGAATCTTTTATACATGATGAAGCGAGCGAATGATGCTTCATAGACTCTATCAAATCTTTTATTAAGCCACTCTAACGTCCCATCCTTGGTCTTATCTTCTCTAAATTGAAAAGGAATTACCTCTTCTGTCGAAATGGGATTATCTAAGTCGTCAAACGATTCCATACTCATATGTCTTCCTTAATTAAAAGTTGGTTGATTCAATGTCTGCTAGAGGATCAATATATTTAGATTTCTTTCCAGCCTTCTGTAGAAGCAGTGCTTTTTCTAAGATCTCTTCGTCTGAGTCTTCCTCAGTTTGGATTTCTTCTTTTTCCACAAATTCCGTAAGAGGTTTCCACTCTATTTTATGCGTCGACCACTTCTGAGCAAGTACCAATACGATACTTACTAGGGAGGTGACTAGGGTAATAGTGGACATAATGATTGCTGTAAAATTGATTGCTTCACTCATACCAGTCTTCCGTTTCTTCGATATCGAAGTCTATAGGTTCTTCTAAGATGTCAGTATCCTGCATATAATCTATATCTGTCCACATTCTTCTATCTGAGACTCTTTGATGTCTTACCCTTCTAACGGTAGATAGAGAGGCACTATTGGAGGCGTAACGGCTACAGTCTTGTAAGTGGTCATTCTCTTTAGGTATCTTGCCATGCTCATCTGTTGCATAGTTAGTTGTCTCCCAAATATACTTCTTACACCTATCTGCCACTACCCAATAAGGTTCTCCCGTATCTTCAAACCTATCCAGCATGAAATCTTTAATTACCGATAACCCTACTTCTTTTTTATTCACATCTTTAGTACAAGGCATTAGGGCGACTTTGAATTCATTACTAACTTCTACCTGGAACCAAGTAGCAGCATGGTCATAAATCTTATGCCACTCCTCAGTCTTGCGATATCTCTCCATGATCTTAATCGCTCTAGGATAAATACGTTTAGCTGAAGTCTGTGCTCTGTCTGTTTCATATATCTCATCTAAGATTATGACTTGTTTGGTAAATTTATGTACTGCTATGAATAATACCCCGAATACTAATGCCGATCCTGGGTCGAACACGCAATAGTAGGTGTAGTCTTTAGGATATTTGTTAACTCTGTCATCCAAAGTAGCAGAGAACTTAACGTGATCCGATTCTCCTTCGAATTCTCCTTTGAGATTTAGTTTAGGAATGGTAAACATGGGGAAGATAGCGTCTGCTCCACCAGGGATGATCTCTGCTTCGATCTCCCTCATATACTTCGCCCACTCTCCTTTTCGAATAGCAGCTTCTCTTTCTAAAGCAAGCTCCTCAGGATCAATGTGTGGGTTCGTGTGGGTAGGCATTTTGAAGACTGAACCTCGGGGGTCAAGTCGGAAGTCTTCTTCCGTCCTTACAAAGAAGTGATCATACGTAGGTGGCGGGGTACCCACGATGAGAAGTGGTGCTTTTTTAGGGAGAAGGTTGTCTTTAAAACCTTCGTGAAATCTGTAATCATGATCCTTGAACTCATCGTACACTGCCCCGTCTGGCGTGAGACCTCGACCCGATTCATAGTTATCTGAACCAAGAAGTTTGATGAATGATCCGTTTTTAAAGATGAGTCGCTTATCTGTTTCATGTTCTGCCTCGATATACTTACTTCTTAGGTCTATGCCTTTAAGAGGTCTGTATAGGAAGTCTTGAAGAAATCTAGGTTTCCAAATAAGCTCTGAAGCTTGGTTGTAAAATGGAGCTATGTAATAGAACTGACCATTAGGTACGGTCATTGCCCAACGGTAGAGGGTATAAATCTCATCCGTAGTTTTCCCCCACTTACGACCACATCGAACAAATACTCTAGTCTTCTTGTCGTAGAATAATGATCTGCCAACTAAGATTTGACCTTCGTGCGGTGTGAAGACGGAATGGAGATCATTTAATACAGTACCTAAATACTGCGCTGATCTTTGGTCTTGATCTAGATCCAAATTTCTAGACCTGTGATTGGGTGATAGCCGATAAACTTTTTACCATCCACTTCCGCCATATTCCCGCCAAGCAGGTCATCTAATTCATCGATAGCTTCTAGTTTAGCTTCTTCAGATACATCTAGTTCTTTTACTTCCTCGATGATGTCTAGAATCTTCTCGTCATTGGTTTTATTCTTTGAACCTTTAGGTCGTGCCATTAGATATCCTTTTTGTATGTCAATACTGGTAGCGCATATTTTCTATTTAATTGGACGTGAAGGTGCGGCCCTGTGCCATGAGGTTTGTAAACAACCAAGGAAGGTGCCCCTTTAACCGAAGCTCCATAGCTTCCATATTTCTTACGAGTAATAGAACATAGCTCTGCAATTAAGGTCTCAGGTAGATCTCTAGTTCTAACATCAAATGCACGGCGAGTGCGATGAGTGTCAGATTCTCGATTAAGCGCAAGGTCTTCCTCTTTTGTTGATACCGTTGCTGTGAGCATAATCTCGATTCCATATTTCTCCTTAGCATAGTTATCCATATGTTCTGCCACTGTCTTTGCCAAGTCTGCCATATCGTCGTACCTAGCGGCCACTACGTCGTCTTTAAATTTCATATTCTCTCTCCAAATATCTAGATATTAGCCAAGCCTTTTTAAACATATCCTCAGCCAATAATCTTTCAGCATGAGAATTAAATGAAAGATTGGGAATAAAATTTTCCATCTCAGCTACCATCTCTTTACTACAATCTGATGATTGAAGATGTGCGAGGCAGGTAAATACCTCGCAGCTTATATGGGCCTGCCCCCCCATTCTAAATTTCATAGTAAGTCCTCATCAGTTACTTCCTTGTATTCCACTTCCACGGGGGCAAATGGATCATTAACCAAAGCTCTCATAGCTTCCTCTGGAGGCAATAGTCTAAATTGCTTAAGGTCAATATTGATATCTAATTTTTTTGAGTTATTCCCATACTTATCTGGGTTATCTGCTCTAGCTAAGAACTGAAGCTTATCAAACTTAAGTCTCTGAGAAGGAATCTCTTCTTTATCATAGTCTTTATCTACATCAGTAGCGATCTTAGATACCCAGAAGTCAGCACGGTGTTTCCTAGCTTCATTAACATTGTTGTTAAAGTCGAAATCTTCTAAGAGAGCACGTAGATATAGATGTTTAGGGAAGTTTAGTTTTTGTAGTGCTACGTTCTCAACGTAACCTTCAGCGATTAACTCTAAGTATTTAAGCTTGAGTTCCTTTAGTTCTGTTGAGGACGTACTTATGTGGTACGTGTTGCTCATTCAACCATTAAACCTTAGAAGTAATTTGGTGTCCAATTAAAAGTAACAGAGTATATGATGTATTGCGTTAGTTATTTCTAAAAATCTAAAAAAAATTTCGTGTTGGTTATAGACACACACAACCACACCACTAGCGACTAGGGGGGGTACCCACAGCATCCAGACCCACAGCATCCAGACCCACAGCATCCAGACCCACAGCATCCAGACCCACAGCATCCAGACCCACAGCATCCAGATACCAATAATTTATCACTGCATACATTAATACCTAGTATAGACACACATACACCTTACACTATTAGTATCGATGTTTAATATTTTCCTGATACCAGTAACTAGCAACCTATGACTAAACCAATCTAAATTAATCTAAATTAATCTAAAATAACTTAAATCAAAATGATACCTATAAAAAATCCTAAAAACGTCAAAAAACATCGAAATCACCCTATTTAATAATCGACCACTCCGAAAAGTGATATGCAGTGATATATTATCCTATATAGTATTAACATCACTTTCTCTTATTTCGCGTGACTTTTTAATATATACCATTGAGTGAAATTATACGCTTACAGATCCTAATCCCCTCCAAACCGATGTCTTCCTAAAGTAGCTTCGTATATATTTTTAAATTCTTACATCATTTACTGCTATGCAAGTAATATGTACTAATGAGGAGTTGCCCATGATTTTAAACTATATCTATTTGTTTCTTACATCACACTTTTTCATTTTCCTATTGCTGCACTGTGAATGGGTTAAAGCTTTATCCTACTTTGAAAGATTTACCTACCTACACTTTTTCCTTTACTCATTTTCAAACCTATGCTAAAACACAATAGATCTTATCCTAAAAGGTAAGACCCACCCAATTAACTGGAGAGCAAACATGAGCATAACCAAAAGACTTATTTTTAAACGACTAGAACTAATTGAAGATAAACTTGGCACTATGGCACACGAACTGCCAGACCTAGAACATGACCTTAAAGACTGGCAGGATGGCAAACTATCCGATATCTATTTCAACGAACTACTTGCCAAATACCTAGATGCAATAGCCTATAAACCTAACTTCAAAGAGGTATAGCCATGAGCAAACAAACCTACAGAAACCTAGCATCTATTCCCACCTGGAAGCTCCAAGAAATCGTAGACAGTCACCACTGCACTGGAATAGACGGCGCAGACTATCATCCCGTTAGAGAAGAACTAGAGTCAGAGCTATGGCGCAGAAACGAACTTGATAGCCAAAGAGATCTGAAACAATTTGAACTCAACCAGAAAGAACAATTCAAAGCTACATATAAAAGAGCTAAGGCATAGAGTCACAAATAACAACAAACTGGAGAAACTAACATGAATAAGCAAAATGAAACTATCAGCTACCTAACCCACGAACAAGCACTAGACCTAGTAGAGCGCATTGCTGCCCGTACCGTAGATTTTCACCATGAGATGAGTGAGCCAGAAAAGGAAGCTATGGCACAACTACTAGCAGACATCGGAGTGAGTACCTCTGATCTAATCGACGTTTCAAACCTAGCAGACAACTATGACATTAATGCTGAGATTGTTACACCTATTGACTACAAACACCACAACATGGAGCAGGTTAAGAAAGATTCCCTATTTCAATGGAAAGAAGAAGATGGAACTCACTACTGCCTCAATTGGTAACTAAGCAAATAAACCACACAAATAAAACCTAACGCGAGGAGATATAATATGAGCTACACCAAGCTGTCACAAAAAAGAGGTAATACCCGACTCATGATCCCTGTCCTATGCAATACCTGTGGAACTGCCTATGCAGTTGCCTACGACCCCGAGGCAGACGAATACATATGCCGTGAGTGTATCGCCAAAGAGCAGGATGCACTAGATGAGATAGAGGAAGCAGCAGAAGACCTCACAGAAACTATTAGAGACTTAATGGAAATGGAGCATACATATAGACTTAAAGGAGACAACTAATATGGAAAGAGTAAAAACACACACCAATGACCCAATCGTCGGAATGCCTATCTATCATTATACTGATGATATTTTTAAAATTTACTTGAGAAAAGGAAACAATAAGAAAACCACATTTCAGACATTATATTCCTCTATGCAGTTAGTGGATTTTCTCACAACCTATCACTCACTCTCAATTCCTAAGGGCCAGAAGAAATACCTAGTTAGGGTATCAAAAGATCAATCGCAGGAAATCATATACTCATTTAAAGGTTTATTCCTATCCACTTCCGTGCTGGTGAAATCTAAAGAACCACAGACCCAGAGAAAAGCACCCACAGACATGAGAAGATGCAACCTAGTAGTGAGAGCATTGCCTGAAAAGATACTTACAGAAGTAGAAACATATTCCTACAATTCCCCCCTTCTTCCAAAGACAAATAAGAGAGATTATATTTTCAAAATACTTGTCGCGTACTTCTTTTCCTTAAATGACTCCGACAAAGAAGCTTTTATAAAAAAAGCAAAGGATAGGTACGAAGATTCCCTAAAAGAAGTTTTTAATGATGCTCTAGAACTCCTATAACCGAAAACAAAAAAGCTCAGTAGATTTTAACCTACTGAGCTTTTAACTAACTGAGCGACTGGAGAGAAACTCTGATTAGATGTTTACAATCTATCAAACGAGATTTAACTTAGTCAATACGTTTCATTAAAGACTTGGAGAAAATAATGGATATCAGCGAAGAAACAAAAAGAGCGATAGATTCGTTCGTGTATGACTTATATAAAAATAGATCAGTTGTAGTCACAAAAAGTAACGGAACATATAACGTAAAAGTGAACTCAGAAACTATCAACCATAAAAACTTTGATAAGTTTATGGCGGAACTACTACGGGATGACACATTCTCCTCTCACAGAAATATCCCCTATATTATAAAACCTTCTGTTATACTATGGGAAACGCTGAGAATGGCGATTAAGTTCTACGCTACCCAAGCAACTAGGGATGCTTTTATGTCTGCCGATGGGTTTAATAGCTTTGACTATTCCCAGCTAAGACCTTTCGTGTCGGTAGATAAAGACGGACAAGTGACCTTTGTCCACGCTCAAACTAAAGAAATCTATCCATTAAGCTTTAAAAACTATGAAAAATTCCTACCCAAAGGGATGCAACAATCTCCCCTATTTGGGATTATCTCTTTTGACCCATATAATCCAGAGAAATTAGGTTTTACGGAATATAGGGGACAGACAGTCAATAAGGTCAATACTTACAACAGACCTGAGTGGCAGTTAGGGAACGCCCTATCAGATAAAGAGAAAAAAGACCAAGCTATCTTGCCTAGCATATTTGAAGATTTTTTTAAAACTTTATTCCCTTCAGATGAATCAAGGGAGTTTGCCCTAGATTGGCTTCATTTTGCCATGACTAAACGCTGTGAGACCTATCTAGTCCTCAACGGAGCTAAAGGCATAGGCAAAGGTATTTTTACCGATAAGATATGCAGAATATTACTAGGAGAAAAGAACTGGAAGCAAGCAGCACCTAGCGCCCTTGAATCTAACTTCAATGCTATGCTAGTCAATAGCCGTATGATTGTACTAGATGAAATGCCTATCAACGATGCTGAGAAAATTGCCAAGCTAAAAAAATATATTAATGCCGATCAAGCAATTGAGTTCAAAGGTGTTGACGTAGGAGATACAGTAGTTACCTATAACTCCTTCATAATTTCATCAAATAACTTATCTGATATTAGAATTGAGTGGGATGATAGACGATTCTCAGTTATGGATATATCCGAGAAAAAGTTAGACGAAGCATGGGGTAAAGCTAAGATCGACTTTCTCCTATCTTCATTAGAGAATATGGATCTAGTCAGAAATCTAGGGTACTGGCTTATGTACCGTAAACCTAAAGGAAATGAATTCTCAGTCTTCAAAGGAAATCACTTTTGGAAACTATGTTATACCTCATTGCCTGAGTGGTCTAAGTGTGTCGTGGATGAAGTCACCACGGGAATTTATGACACAATCGACGACGATATTTTAAAAATGAAACACAAAGAACGTGGAAGTCGTTTCCCCTTCCCTCAGAACGCCAAGGTGGAAGATTTTATAAAATCTTATAAACATAACGGCATGGGCTATCTGGGCAACATCGCTAAGACTGATAATGGCGGTTTTACCATCACAGTATCAGATGAATTCTATAAAGGTAGAGATAAGCTGGGTCTCCAGTGGCATACTATCTCAGAAGATGAGCTTTTATGATACTCGGACACAACCACGTACCTAGAATAGATCCCACATTCTACCCTTTGGGTCAGATACCATTTGAGTCATACTGCCTACTGCTAGATAAGCATATGGAGAAGCTAGTAACCTTCATACCTTACAGCATGGAGCATGATTTAAAAGGTAACGTAGAATTTCATAAAGTAGTCTATTGGTACCCTATCTACATAGATAAGTTATTTCAGATAGCAGCGGAAGGTGGAGATTTTTTAGGGTGGCTGAGAAACCTAAGCCCATACAATGTTAAGTTTTTCGTAGAAGTATTTCCTACTACTCTAAAAAAGCTAGACAAGATTAAAGAGAATAAGTTAAAAATAAACCTACATGGTGAAACCATTGTAACAATCAAGTAACATTTAATTAAACTGGAGAAGAATAATTGAAAAATACTACTAAAAAATATGCCGCCTATGTAACCGTAGCCGGAATGATTACTGTCAGCGGTTTCATTGGCCACACCTCGAAAGAAGTTGAGCGCAACAAGATAGCTGCCCAGAAAGTTGAAGAGACGATTAACTCTCAATGCTTCGAGACTGAATTGCTTAAATCGTACCTTGATTTGAATCAGACTAATGGAATGACTAAGGTGCAAGTTTTAGAATTGATCAGAAGTTCGAAAACTACGGTTGAGCTTGAAATGTATAGATCTTGGCGGAATACGATCGGTTACACGATGTCGTCAACAAAGAGAATCTGGTTGAATAGAAAGTTTCATGATGGATTTAATGCTTGTGATAAAGCTTCCAATATTGCGCATGAGCTGACCCATAAACTCGGATTTAAGCACGACATGAAGGCGACAATGAGAAGACCTTTGTCATTGCCGTACATCTCTGGATCTATCGTGGGGAGATGCTGTCATGAATGAAGTTGATTATTATAAAATGCTCGTGGTGATAATTATGATTTGGGCATTGAAATGATTTGGACTGCGATTTATTTAACTTTTATTGTTTGCGTTATTGCATTTTTCAGAGGGGCGACAAGATGAAAATTAAAATAGCTGCAGACCCAGAGTCAGGATCATTAAGAGTCGTCTCTAGGTTTGCTTGGTTACCTGTAAAGATTGATAACACTACAATGATATGGCTAGAAAAATATTATCAAGTTCAAAGATATAGAGCATACGAACATGTAGACATTGACGGCCATTGGTATGACACGCCTATCAAGTCACTGACACCCGAAACATTATTAATGCAAGCGAGACTTGCGAAGGAGATAGCGTGAAAGATTTGATTAAAGAAAACCAACCAGAGATACTTATCGGGTTTGTTTTAGGAAGTGTATTGCTGTTTATCTTTATGATGTTTATAGCTGATCACAAACAGCAAAGAGAAATGGCTAAGCTTGGAATGTGCGCATCAAAACCTGAAGGTTCAACCAATGCTTATTGGACGCCTTGTAAGACATAAATGACGGTTACTGAATTTGAATATTGAACGGTATTAGAAATTATCGCTTAAGGGGTCTTATGAAGATAACCATAATCATTGATAAATCCGACTGGCCTCTTTGGCCCAAGATTACTCACTTGAAGAACTATAAGCAGACGCAGATTAGATGGTTTAGATTTTATGTAGGCATCCATTGGGACATTCACCATTACCGATACCAAGATTAACCGCTAAGTGATGAGAGGGATTTATGAGAAAAGCTAAACCTATTATGTACCTAGATATTACCCGCCCCGTTGGCGACCTCAATGCGGTCAAGACTGGGACACAACTGATCGCATCTCTCGAAGAGAAGCTAAGGATTGCGGTTGAGGCTTTGGGTGAGTCTGCCAATGCTTATGATAAGAGATTTAAGAAATGGGAAGAAAGTGAAGCCAGATTGAAACGGTGTGAAGAGAACCTTGTGGCGATTGCTACCATATTTGTTCATGCACCAACAATGAGACTCGAGGCCCGCAAATGCCTTGAGTTTGTTAATCCAGAAAAATACCCCCTTAATAATCAGTGGCCAAAGATTAAGGCGAAGTAATGAAATCAGATGCAGTAACAAAATGGGCAATATACGCAAAACACGGAAAGAGATGGGTGCCTTTGTTTAAAAACAATAAGGCTTTCAGATCTAAATCGTACGCCCAAAAGATACTAAGAGATCAAAATGAGTGGAGTCGAATTATTAATCGTAGACTTGATCTGAAGTTGAAGGCGTTGAGCTTTGAGTGCTGCAAGTTTTGCGGAAGCGAATTAGGCACACAGAAAAAACCGATATCAAGCGAAGAATCTAAAGAGGAATTATGAATATTAAAGACCTTGCAAGAGAAGCATATAGAGATCAGCAATCCCAGGACACTGAAGGTGGTTGTTCGGATGCTGGTTCATTTATAGTTGGATACTTGGCCGGATACAGGGAGCTTGAGATTGAATTAGCGGGAGTGAATAAGTTTACTGGATGCAAATGCAAGCTATACGAAGAGAAAGCTCGGACTATTCTTGACGATAGAATTAATGAGCTTGAGGTTGAAGTTTCGGACTGGAATGAGGCAGCTCTAGAGACAAGATCGCTAATTGAGTCCCTTGAAACGAAGCTAATAGCTTCCGACTCTGAAGCTATTAGGCGTGGCGAACATTGTAATGCGCTTATGGGGAAGCTGGCAGAGGCGGAGAAATATAGCGTCCCTTGGATTAAAAGAATTGGCATGTCTAACGTCAACAAAGAGCTTGATAGATGGACAAGTGAGTTAGATTCTCGAGATGAAAAGCTCAATGTCGCGGTTGAGGCGCTGGAGTTAATTGCCGGACAAGTTGAATTTTATTGTGAAGTTGGCGAGCGACAAAAACAAGCTGCTGCAACATGGGCACTTAAAAAGATAAGCGAGGGCGTATCAGTTTGGAATAATAAAACGACTGAGCAGATTCAGGAAGCAATTGAGAAAAGTGAGGGTGTATGAGCAATAAAACAATTCAGAACATTATTGAGTTTTGCCAAATGGAAATTGCCGAAGAAAATGAACAAATGGAAGAAATGAGAAACGATCATGATACTAATAATCACATGTATTCAGCTTCCCTGGCAGTTAAAGATGTAATGATTAGATTAATTGATTTCATAGAAGAGAAATAATAAACGTAAAAGTAACTTATCACTCACAAGTGATTGACTACTTACAACGGTTTCACGCAAAAAAGGCAAGTGATTTTATGAATGAAAATGGGCTAAGTCGGAAAATGTTACCTGTGATTGTGTTCACGGTTATTTTAACTATCGCGTCGATCTTTGCAGGATCACTAACCGGATTATTAGAACATGAATGTAAAGCAGAATCAATCGCAGCGGCTACCAATATACCCTACAGGTTGGCATGTGAGTTTACGAAACCGAGATTTAAATGATCACCTTTATTGTAGCTTTAGCGGCATTCTATATCGGTTTCTTTCTTGGACTTTATTTTGTTTTCAAGTTCGAAATCAGTGGATGGGTCGATCTTTGGTGCTGGGTTGACAATGAAACAAAGAGAGAGAGAGATAGATATGAGAAGACGTAATAATTTAAACGTAATAGAAAAAGCTCACTTAAGAACTAATCAGGAATTATACAATGAAAACTACGACAGGATTTTTGGATTCAAAGACAACACACTTCATGCTGCCTCACCTAGTGAAGAAGAGATACTTAGACAGCGAGAAGCTCAGGGGGTTCAGGTATCAGAAAGTTCTGAAGGAAGTTCGGAGCAAATGGAATAAGCTATCGAAAGTTATAGCTTGGGATATTTTTTATAACGATTCATTCATTTGCCAGATGGACACTCTCAAAGAAGTGGGGTATTTTATTAGGACGAAAGCTAATACCTAACATTTTAATAAACTGGAGAAACAAATGATTTTGCGTATTGTTATAGATAACCTTCCATACTTGCCTTTGAATAGAGCTAAAATGGTTGTAGGTAGACCTAAACCTATGTTGATAAAAACCGACCTATGCCGAGAGTTTGAGAAAGATCTTATCTCTAGGTTACAAGAATACCCTGCGCAAATATTGCCTGCTGATGAATATTTAAAAGTAACCTATAATCTCTATTGCCCCCTGGGGGATTTCTTCACTAAAGAAGGTAAGATTTCTAGCCGATGCCCTGATGCAGATTCTATTAAAGTTCTACAGGATACGATGTTTAAACACTTAGGGTTAGATGACAAACACATTAAAGAATTGGTTGTTAATATGAGAATCTCGATAACAGGTAATTGGGATTATGTTATAGATCTAGAATCATTTAAAATAGATAATCTATATGTATAAATATATCTCCCTCGATGCGGAATATAATAAGTCATCCGAACCTAAGATGAATGTGGTGTGCTTGTCCACTTACAACGGTGTAGCTTTTGAATCATTCTGGACGAATCATGGCCAGAATAGGCAATCTGTTATCGAGTATTCTGATGCGTTAGATGAAAATCATGTGATCTTATCATTTGCAGCAGAGGCAGAAGCTTCTTCTCTTATCTCTCTAGGTATTGACCCTCTAAGATTTAAGTGGATTGATTTACAGCTAGAAATTAAAATGCTTTATAATCACTGTCGAACCTTAATGTTAGGGAAACATATTGAAAATGGGCGTAAGATCACCATAAAACCCATAACAGGAAAGTATGGTAAGACAACCATTACAAAACCTCCTACCAATCTGGCCTCATGTCTTTATCATTTTTTAAATATTGAAATTGATACAGATCATAAGACAGCTATGAGGGATTTGATTATTTCTGAGGATGACGCTGCTATTGAAGGGAATAAGGTTAACATAGTTAAGTATTGTGAGTCAGATACCCTTTATCTCCCGCGGTTATTTGAGGAAATAAAAAACCTTCAAAAAAGATACTTGAATCCAAAACTTCTTGCCAATATTCATGATGAGATGATTTCCCGTGGAGAATACTCGGTTAGAACGGCCATCATGGTTCGCCATGGTTTACCTATAAATATGGAGTGGGCGCATAACTTGGCGGATAACGTACCTATCGCTTTGTTAGAATGCATCCAGGACATTGTTTCTCAGTTCCCCGAAACACCTCCTTTTAGATTTGATAAGTCCAAAGCTACGTATGTGATGAACACTAAGGTACTACGTGATTGGATTAAATCTCAAAACTATAAATCCTGGCCATTGACTGATGGAGGAGTGAAGGGGAAGAGAGAATACTCACTAGCTCTCGAAGCTTGGGAAGAGGTGTTTAATTTCCGTCACGATTTCCCACGGTACAACTTAGGTGCTCAAATGGTTCGCTATTTGAAGTTAAAGCAATCTTTAAATAGTTTTAACATTAAGAGCGATAAGAGTTCATTTTTTTCTACGGTAGGTTCTGATGGTTTTAGTAGACCATATATGAATCACTTCGGAGCACAGAGTTCGCGCTCTCAACCTAAATCCACTGGGTTTTTGTTTCTAAAAGGAGCTTGGACTAGAGCTTTAGCACAACCTCCTGAAGGTTATGCTATCGGTGCGATTGATTATAGCTCTCAAGAATTTTTAATTGGTGGTATTCAAGCGAATGATAGAAAGATGATCGAAGCTTATGCTTCAGGTGACGTATATACTGCCTATGGGAAAGAGATCGGAGTCATCCCTCTCGATGGAAATAAAAAAACTCATGGGAAACAAAGAGATGCACAAAAACCTGTTATCCTGGGTTGGCAATACTGGTCGACAGGTTATAGTTTATCCTATGAGCTATCTAACCAAACTGGACGCAAATGGACACCTGAAGAAGCTCAACCCCTCCTTGATAAATTAGATTCAGTTTATTTCAGGTTTGCTAAGTTTCGCAATGATACCGTCAATAGATACCAAACTCTGAAACACCTAAGATTGCCTGATGGTTGGATAATGTTTGGAGATAATCCATCATTTAGATCAGCAGCAAATTTCATGACTCAAGGTATGGGTGCAGTTATTATGAGGAAGGCGGTGGCGTTAGCCCAAGATAGAGGGTTAACTGTCATCCAAACTCTCCATGATGCCCTGTACATTATGTCTCCAATAGATAAGATCCAAGCTGATATGGACTTACTTAAACAGTGTATGCATGAAGCTTTTATTTTTTATTTTGAAGGTTTGGCTAAAGAAGATGCCAGATTAATCCGAACGGATGGAAAGGTCTGGGGGCCAGGGATGCCGGAAGGTCAAGTAGTGACAGCTAAAGGTTTTAAATTAGAGAGTTCTGTCATACACATCGACCCAAGATCCAAGAAAGAATACGATATGTTTAGTAAATTTTTTACAAACAACCCTGCGCTAGATTTACTGTGAAAAATAATTGTAGACTTAAATTAAAACATCGGTTAACTTATTCTCAGGCAATAACCAAAACCTATTAATTATCAATCACGCTGCAATTGAGCAGCATATAACAAGGAAAAAATATGTACAATTTCAAAGAACTAACAGGATCGAGCAAATTTCTAAGCTACAAAGACTGGCCAGTAGGTCAATACGTTGTAGGTACTGTGAAAAGATTCTCTCCAAACAAGCTAAACGCAAATGCTCAAGATGTTTTGGTTGAGGTATTAGATTCAAACATCTCTACTGATAAAGTATCTCTCAAGAAAGGCGATAACTTTACTATTAACGGAACTACTGCTTTAGAGAAAGTTTTAGGTGAAGTAGAGGAAGGCGATATCCTTAAAGTTACCTATGAAGGTAAGGGCGTGAACACTACAGGTAAGTACAAAGGAAAAGAGTCAAATAGACTTAAAATCCAAGTAGCTCCTGCCCAAGATGCTGCTAACTTCACAGAGAAATCAGAAGAGTCAGAAGATCTAATCTAAATAATTGAGGGAGGGAAATCTCCCTCTTAAAACTGGAAACTTATGTCAAATTTAAATAATCAAGCCCGAGTCAAACTAAGCTATTCCAGTATGACAACGCTGCAATCTTGTGAGCAGAAGTATGCGCATTACAAAGTACTTAACTCGCCCAAAGACTCTGACTACGTTGAATCGGATGCTCTGGGTTTAGGTAAAGCTTTTCACCAAGTATTAGAGAAAACTAACCACACTGAGTACAATGAATCTTTAATCATTGAAGCAATGACTGAGCATAAAGTAGGCTCTGAAGAGAAAGATCTTCTAACTATCATGCTCAAGAAGTATGTAGAGTTTCGCGCAGCTTCGGGGATTAGAGTAGTTAAGTGTGAGCTTCCTCTCTCTACTTCTGAGTACAATGGATTTATTGATGGAATTGCAGTTAGGGGGGATGAGTGGTTTATCTTAGATTTAAAAACAGCAGGGCGACATGATGAAACCCTTTTATCCAGACTACCACTTGATCCCCAGCTTAATCTCTACGCTCATTTTGCTGATGATCTGCATATCGCAGTTCCAGAGATTTCGGGTAAAAGATTCGCAGGATGCCTGTATAGCCAAACCACAAAATCTAAAGCAGGTACGATCAAAGGTCTCGAAGCTGGAGTAAAGGTATACGAGATGTTCATACCCATCGAAGTAATGAATCCAGATATGATCTGGTCCTTATTCAATGAAGTACACAGCAGAGCTATAGAGATTCATGCAGGAGAAGCACCTAAGAAATGTTTGTCTTCATGCATGGCATACTTTAGCCCTTGCCAGTATTTCAGTTTATGCCATGGTTCAACTTTTACCGACAATAGAAAGAAAGTATCTATTAATACTATTAACACAATTAACGAATCGCTGGAGTTATTATGAAAATCGAAACTATTTATGTACTAGAAAGAAAGAATCTCGGGAATTATGAGCACATTGAAATGTCTGCTACTGCTAAGATTGAAGAAAACGAGGACGCACTAGCGTCTATGCTGACTCTCAAGACTTTAGTGTCCGCCGCTTTAAATGGCAAAGCTGCCGAGATAGCTAATACTAAAGTAGATGGGCCTGTTACTTATGACGAAGAAACAAAAACTAATCTTCCAGTAGAAGAAGTTAAAGCCAAGAAAGCTCGTGCAAAGAAAGCTGCGGATGTTACTCAGATTGCTCCTTCCACAGAAGAAGTTGTAGGAAAAAGTATCAACCAATCCGCACTAGTAGAAGAAAACGTCAAAACCGCAGCTAAGAAAGTAGTTAAATACTCTCGCTCTATCGATGCTCATAAAACTTTATTGTCCTCTACTTTGACTACTAACTTCCCTAATTGGAAGACATCAAAAGAAAAGACTGAGATTGTAGCTTTTACTACTTCCCTTGAAGGTAAAGATTTTGTTGATGAAGATGGAATTATTGTAGAATCATTTAAGCAGGTACTTAGTGGCTTTTTCGCTTAAGACAGAATTATTAGATCACCAAGGGCAAACACTCAAGTTTGCCCTATCTAAGAAATATATCTTCGACCTATCCCTACCAGGAACGGGAAAATCCCTTTCATCTCTCGCCACTATTTGCTCTGTTAAAAAAAGAGCGGTAGTGGTCTGCCCTCCACATTTAGTTAACAATTGGTTGGCAGAGTGTTCTAAACATACTGAGTTGAAAGCTTCTCCTCACTTCCTTAGATTTAATGAAGATGTTGAAGTTTTCATTGTCCCTTATACTCAAGTAGCCAAGGCAGGAGATATTTTTAAGAATGTAGATATTGTAGTCTGCGATGAAGTTCATTATCTCAAGAACTTGGATTCTCAGAGAACTAAGAATGTCCATACTCTCCTATATAAGAAACCTCCTGAATATTTGATTATGCTAACAGGGACAATTCTAAAGAATCGTGTGACTGAGATTTATAGTCCCCTAATTCTTCTTGGCTTAGCCTCCCATGTTCAACCTAAGATCATTGAGAAATATAGGAGTTTCTATGTATTTTGCAACCGATTCACTAATGTTAAGAATACTCCCTTTGGAGCTTCATATAGCGGTAGTAAAAATGTAGAGGAGTTAAGAACTTATATCGTACCTTATGCTATTAAACATAAAGATGATGTTCTTAATCTCCCAGAACTAAGTGAATCTAAGGTTGTTGTTAGCTACAAAGATGATCCTGAATTAGAAAAAGCTTTCAATGAATTTACTGGTGCTTCGGTGGGTATGAACATTATGGCAAAAGCTAAAAGTGCTGAATCTAAATCAGTATTTACAGCTAATTATGTTTTAGGTTTATTGGATCAAGATTGTGGCCCGGTTGTAATATTCTCTGACCATAGAAAATCTATTGCAACAATGGAGTTAGAATTGTCTAATAAGAGAGTCAGAAGCATAACAGGAGAGACTTCAATGAGTCATCGAACTGATTATGTTAACATGCTTAACAATGGACAGCTTGATGTTCTTATTGCATCTATCGGTTCTAGCAGCAGTGGCATTACACTCACTGGCAGCAGTGTGTTGGTGTTTAACGATTTGCCATTTGTGCCAGGAGATCTGGAGCAAGCAAAAAAAAGAATACATCGACTCTCTCAAACAAGACCTTGTAGAATAGTTTATGTTGTAGGATCTACTGCAGATGAAAAAATTATAAATATGCTAAATAATAAAAACAGAACAATTAACAAAATATTAAAGGACATATGATGAAACTTACAGTCCTTCACCCTCCTTCTATGAGTGGGAAGTTGGAAATCTCCTTAGAGGTGAGTAGTTATTGCGTAGAAGATAGAGTATATGTCCTCCCTCATGGAGTAACTCTGGTGTCTTTATTTCAGGAATATAAAGATAGAATAGAAGACCTAGAAACCAGATACGCATATTTAGAGAAAGCCCGAAACTGGATTGTTAAAAATATTAGGAGTAAAAAATGAAACTTAGGTTTTTTAAAGGTGTTACTATTGCCCCCTCTTCTGAAGTGCTTAGTGGTTTTGAATTATTAACAAAGGTAAAATAATATGCAAAATAATCAACTAGAGTCTAAGATGCTAAAACAAATGGGTGTCAGCCTTCAATCACTCGAATGGTTCATTTTGAACGGTTGGATGAAATCTATTGTCCAAGATCCAGAAAAAGTAAAAGCTGTGTTTACTTCTGCTGAAGATTGCCAGGCCATCGAGGTTATCTTGGCAAAGATTGTAAATCAATTTGCTCCTCAATTACTTAAAGATGTAAATGAATATGATGATGCTACTGATTTAGAGAATCTTCTAAAACTCCCTCCCAAAAAACTTATCCTACCTCAAGGTGGCGATTTAGTTCGTTAAACAATCTTCTTAATCCAACGTCCTTCCGAGTTCAAAATCATCGGAAGGATTTTGGGTTGACCATCTAAGATCATTGCGCATGAGAGTATAGGTGAGTTTACCTGTAGTTTATTATAGGCAAAAGCTAGTGATTCATTGTCGATCATACACCCTGCAACTAAGCTCCAAATTAAACCTTTAGGTGTGTTGACGTACTTCACATAAGATGATGAATGATAGTGCCCTTGGACACTATTACAACCCATAGCTTGAGATAGCTTTAATCCATCGGATGATTTCCCGTGATGAAAATAACAGTCCTTTCCGTCAGATAGTTTGATTGTGAGATCGGCACACCACCTCCATCCTGTAGGTGCTCCAAGTATGTCTCTATAGTCTCTAAATACATGTCTAGGAATTCCGTGGTGCTTACCTCTGCGATAGACCAAACTTCCATGATTGCTCTCCATAATATCAGCGTTAGGGAATAGTTCATACAACGGTTGTAGGTGCTCAATAGCTTTTTCTAATTCAGAAGATGCAGAGAAGGGAAGATCGGGGTCGGTGTCGTGGAAGGAAAGGCAATGACTGTCGATTTCGTCTCCTGTAAAGACCACTCTATCTGGATTGAAAATCTTCTTAATTGCCTTTAGGAATGGAATGGTATCTTGGTGATAGTAAGGCGCGTGTAAATCTGATATTACTAGAACCTTGCCGTTCTTCCCCATTGATTATCCTTAATCTAAAGTGGCCTAAATTAAGGTTAATCATTTAAATTTGGTATGTCCTAGTCTTTTTAGTATACTTTCTATATTTTTTATTTGTTGTGTATTGGAGTCAAGTTTTGCTTGTTGATATGACTGTATCAATCTCTCTAGAGATTCTTTCTTAGCTCTCTCGTCCGATAGTTTTGGCTGTTTTTTATCGGACATATTCTATTATTTCAAACCTGGGAGTTTAAACAAACCAAAACCATTGGCGTAGAACCACTCAAGATCGGAAAAGAACAATGTTCGTTTCTCCCACTTCAAACATACAACAAATTTCTTAACGCATACATTTGATTGGTATGATGGAAATATTACTCCATTAAAGTCTTTTCTTAGAGGGTAGAAAGCTTGCTCGGGGTTAATTCCGATATCTGGAGCGGGAGGTATAGGCGATAGAGCCTTATCTACTAGAGGACTCAGAGACAATGAGGGTTGCGAGTTGGTTTGCTTCAATGCGCAACTTGTCGATAGTAAGATCAGAACGGTCATCAAGGCCTTTGTTAAGTTCATCTTGATACTCCTTCTCGATCTTATGGAACTTTTTTAAGAAACGATCCTTCCTCTCCCCCTGAAATACTTCAAGGCTAAGTTTTAAGAGAGAAAGGATAGTTCCTAAATTCATACTAAGCTTTTTCTACTTCTTTAACTTTGCTATGGATCTTTTGGATAAGAGCAATAACTTCAGCTACGTCGATATCTTTACCTTCTTCAACTACTCCTCCAAGGTTAGAGAAAGCAGATAAGATGTCATTAACCTTAGGAAGGAAAGTAATAAGGTGAGAAAGATCCTCAATTCCTACTTTCTTGTCTTCTGAGATTTTTTTAATAAGAATTGCAAGTTCAGCTAATGCCGATGCAATTTCTTCGATTTTTTCAGTCCCTAATTTTTCCATAAATCCTCCTTGGATTCTTGACTTCAATGTCTTCCTAGTATTCTATATTTTTCATACTTCTACAAATAGATTAACTACTTACTGCAAATGAGTTTTCTGCTGCTTGTTTTGCTTTTTCTAATACTTCCTTCATGGAGCCCGTTGTCGTAGGGTTGGATTTTAGGTAATTCCAGACAGCTTGCGCTAGACCCTCTGGGCTTAATTCATTCGGCCCACCAATTGTAGCAGATAGGTTTACTTGATTGGTAACCGTGCTCCCCAGCGTTCCATTTGCCGATAATGAGGCTATTAGGCTAGCAATAATGCTAAAATCTGCCGTTGTGACTGATCCACTGGCAGATAGATTGGATTGCAGTAAAAGGATGATTGCCATCTCGGCATCAGTAAAGTTTCCATTTGCCGATAAGCTCGACTGTAGTGCTACAATTAATGCCAGGACTGCGTTTGTTTCAGTCAGTGAGGCCGACAATGCCGACTCGATATTTATCCCAAGTGCTGAAAGCGCATTGGTCTCCGAGAATGTCGCCGATAACTGCTTATGACTTGCTAGACCGCCCGACACTTGCGCCATTGCCCATGTGTACGGGTGAACATATCCGCTTGGGATTGCCGAGAATTTTGCCGTCGAGAAAAATCTATTTCTCAAAGATCCAGACTTAGAAAAGCTCGCGCGGTTAACTACGTTTGCAGCACCAGACATAAATCTGCCAGGGCTTTTGTGAATAATGGAATAGTTTCCAAGTATTCCCATTAAGCCCAGCCAATATCGAGATGGCCATAGATCGAACTGTTTACAGGTGTTGCCGCTCCTGAGTACATGAGCCATACAAGATTTGCACCGTCTTCGATTTTAGGCATTGAAGGAAGTTGATTAACTAGATCTCTTTCCGCTGCTACCCCGAGAGTCGTAATTGGTAGAGTTAAAAGAGGCTTGCATAAACCTACTGCATATTCGCCGGATACGTAAGAAGTAGAGTTTTGAATTGTTTGAATTGATCTAATCCCAGCGTCACCCGACTGAAGAGGCATGAAAGGGCCGTACTTTCCTAAACCTGTACCACTGTAAAGAATAAGCCCGTTTGCGCCCGCAGTTTTTCCTACAGGTAGAGTTGTCGGCGTCGATCTTGAAGCCGTACCCGCGCTATTAGTGTAACCAATACTTAAGTTTGGAGTCGCTGCACCTAGTGCTGTAGTGTTGGTATTCCACATGAATGCTTGAACCCCCGCGCCGCTTGTATAACGAGGAAGTGTCACGGTGTTATCCGTTGCCTGTGCTGTAGTTGTTGTGACTGAAGTTACTCGATAAAAACCAAGTAAGTCTACAAGCATTAATATACATGGTGCTGTAGTCGCCGCCGCCGTAAATGCAGAAGCGTTTAAGATATGTTTTGTTGCAGGAGAGACGTTACCACCGTGGGGAATCCCGCCAGCGTTTGCCGTTGATTCTGATGTCGCCTGAAATGCTAAGTTTGTACCTGTATTGTAAATTGATCCTGTAGCTGGATTTCCCGTTCCTTTAACTAAACAATGCCATTCCCCTGCGACCGCCGGAGTTGTTGGCAAAAAGCTTTTGTTCCAGTCTAGTCGAGCGAATTGCCCATCTGCTGAAACTTTACTTAGTAAATCGTCCATTGAGGAAAAGCCCATATTAATTACTCCAAGATGTAGTTATTTCGCCGTGTATTGCTGTCACCGCAAGTGACCCAAGAGGGCAGCAGATCATATTTAAATAAGCGTTATCTTCGATAACTGGACAGTGCGAGAAGTCTTTCAGGTAATCAACTTCTACAGGCGCATCTATTCCCGTGATACTCATCTGGCCAATCGGTTTAACTAGCACAAGAGTCATTAGCCCCACATCACTTCCGGTCATGGTTAAGCTTTCAATGCTTCGGACTCCGGTATCACCACTCTGAAGAGGAATGAATGGCCCGGCTGTTCCGTTAATATTATTTGAAGTTGTGATGATTGTGCCGTTGACAAATTGATTACTAAGCTTTACAGGGATTGTCGTCCGCCCACTTACCCCGTCTTGATTAGTGTAAGAGCAAACAAAAGTTTGAGTTAATCCCGTAGCATGTCCGGCCACAACGACGGCCATAATTTGAACACCCTTTCCGTCCGAATATCTCGGAAGTGTTGCGGTGTTAATCATGGGTTGAACTTCTCCATCTAGCGATTCATCAATGAAAGGGTAGTACATTAAATAATCGAGTACTTTAATATTTAAAGGGAGTGCCGTTGCTGCCGTTGCTAGTGCCATTACTTTACGTAATACTTTTTTGGCCGGTGCGACTGGATGCCCGTGATTCATGCCCCCGTTTGCAGAGCGCGACATTGCCACCGACTCATAAGGAGTAGAAGCATAATAAAATGGCGCGGGATTTCCAGGAGACAACGAAAGATCAAACCAATACCCGGAAACAGTTGTTTGAGTCGGCGATTTTCGCCACGTAGAATAGTGCGATTGACCTAAATCAACCTCACTTTCTACAAGATTTCTAATCGACTTAAACCCTGCCATTTGATTGCCTTAATCAAGCGTGAATACTAAGTCACCCGCGCTAAATTGTGGTTGGTTACCAGTCACAATAGTTTGAGAAGCGTTTAAAGCTCCTGATGCTATGATTGTACCCGCACCACTGGCCGATGTTACAATTGAAATATGAGTTACTGTAGATGAGCCGCCAGTAGAGATTGGAAACTGTGCTAGAGCAGCGTTTTCAACCGTTGCACCCGATACTGTGAATCCCGTAGCTCTATCTACTGCCACGCGAGCATATGAGGTATAAGCAGACTCACTCGTAATTGCCGAACCGGCCTCGCCTGGATCAGCGGTGTGAAGTGCTAACCATAGGTCAGTGTTGGCATTCCATGAAACATCTGTGCCCTTGAAGATGTAATTATTGATCGCTGTTTCGGCCGTATTTGAAAATGACATAAAAATCCCCTATACAATTGATGGGTCGACTCTAATAAGAGTATCCCCTGAATAAATAAAAGTCTTTCTTTTAATATAGGCATAGCCAAAAATTTGGAAGTCTATAGTGGCTAGCTTACCTGCTGAGTATGAAAATGTCTTAGTAGACCCATCGCTATAGGATATTAGGGTTAGGTTCCCGTTTCCATCATATGTGAAGTCGGGGGATTCGAACCTATCATCCTTAGCATCCCAGATAGACCCTACGGTTATTTTCTTAGTTTGAGTCACATCCATATCTACAATGGGTAGAATATCAGAGTTTTCCGGTATTGTTTTGGTAGGTAAATCGCTTATTTTAGTATCGGCCAAAACTCCTCCTATAGGATTATAAAATCGCCATTTTCTAGTAACAGGAGATCTCCATTTTCTAAGAGTATGTAGTTGTTCACTACTGGCCCGGTGGAGATAAAACCTACTACATATGTAGCCCTAGTCTGAGTTAACCTTAGGAAGACTATATCATTTCCTGCCAATATGATGCTGTCTAGGAAGTTACTAAGATCTTTTGGGTCGCCTAGTACCGTTAAAAAAGTCACTTACCCTACATAGATCAGTAGGAATCCTACATTGACCTTTGTTACGGATAATATTGTTTTTCCTGATGATATTAGCGTATTGATATACGCCGATATTGTTTCAGGATCTCCTTTTTTTGATTCTACTATGGTCATACGTACCCTATGACGTAGTGTGCAGCAGAGAATGTAGGTGCAATAAAGTTAATTACCTTACCTCCTGCAATTAGAGTTGCCATACTCGTGGCAAGTTTATCTGGGTCTCCTGCTATAACAGAAAAAATCTGCCCTGTAGAAGGTGTATCAGAAATAACTAGAAATTTACCTGCTGAGGCTGTTTTTTCAACAATTAATACTTCTCTATTCAATGCTGTCAAAGCGGCCGCTAGGCTATTTGGATCAGCTTGGATTACAATCGATGTTTGGGCCATACTATTCTCCGATGTACTTGCCTGATTTGTTCAATTCGCTGATGATCTTAGCTCTCTGGATACTTCCAATATCAGTTCTCTTAGAAGTATCATCTGCTGCTTTTGCTCTCTCACCTGGATCTAAGATCTTGCCGTCAAACATACCATACTTAGATTTTGCAAATAAAGTAGGGAATTGCATAGCAACCATGGCACCTAAAGATTCCACTGCTTCAGGGTCATCATTTAAAGCTTGGGCTACTGAGTCTACTATTTCATCCGAAGCTCCAGAAAGAGTCAACTTCTGAAGCACTAAGTCTTTATTTTCCAATAGACCTTTAGTTGATCTTGGAAGTCTCATCTTAACTATTTGCATTGGCGTAAGTTCGTCTGAGCCTAGTGAATTATATTTACGCCCAACAGGTGAAGGTTGTCCTCTAAATGCTGGGGTAGCTGTAGAGAAATTATAACCTTCATTTTGTTGTGAGTCTGGCTCAAATGGTATTTGAACTTGTGGGATTGAAGGATCAACTTGGCGTAACATAGAGAAAGGGGCTTCCTCCATCCCTACTCTTCCTGCCATGAGGGTCTGTTTTACTCCAGGTTTTCCGGCCAGTTCAGCTACATTTGCCATACCTAATCCTGCCTCGGGACTTCCGAGAGTTTCATTTGCCAATTTATTAAACCACCCACCATAGCCAGCTTGAGCTTTAGCTGAATCATCCATAGCAATTGCTTTAGATAAATCTGCCTTAGCTGTTAGCATCTTCTGCTGTAAATCGTTAAAGTCGGCGTATTTTGAATTCCCAACTAAAGCTCGCAATTTCTTATTCAGCGAAGAGTACATATTCTGATAAATCTGCGCGGTATCTGGAGTTTTTTGGAGTAATGGGTTTTTTCCGTAGTTCCCTACGTCTTCCCCCAATCTCATCTTAGCTCTTTCTAGCATACCTACCGTCACACCCTCCGCACCTTCTTCTTCAAGATCTTGTAGGATATCATCAATAATCTTAGTTTTAACTTCCTGGGCATTTGCTAGACGTTCTGGCATACCTGTAGCTTTTTTGGAATAAGATACAACCACTTGATCCAACGCATCTTCTAGATCTTCTAGATCTACAAGATTTTTAGACGAAGCTCCTAGGACTTTCATCTTTTCTTCTTGTAGCTTACTTCCTGCAGAATTTAATCTGTCTAAAAGTTTGTCGGTAGCAGGTTTTTCCAGATTCTCTAAAGATTTACCTTTAGATACGAATTTCCCCGCTTTAACGTCAAAATCCACTTTGTTATTCTGGAATAAACCTATGTCTTTTAATTCTTTTGCTATTTTTTCTCTTTCTTTAATCCCAATTTCTTTGA